TGTCGCTTGGCTAATAATTTCTCTTCCGCCTGTTGGGCTATATTTACTCCTAGAGATGCTTGACGCATAGCATCGAGCGAAGCGGTCTTGGCGGCTAAGTAACGATTCAAGGTTTCACCACCATCAGCGCCTGTAGCCGCTCCACGCGGACGTGGTGTCTGTTGCAGCGTAGCATCTTGTCCACCTAGATATTGTAATAACCCCTTTACTGCTGTAGGCAATCCTCTAGGCTTCGAAACACGCTTTTTGGCTTTCTTGCCTTTCTTATCTTTACGTTTCGCCATTTTTATTATATTTATATATACGAATATAATATTAATTTAATATCATTATATATTAATAATGAAATTTACAAAGAACCACAAAGACTTAAAACGTCGAAAAATTAAAGAGATTGGTGGCTATGATTTCCCCAAGTATAAAATAAGTTGGACAAAATCATTCTATTTTGGTGGAATTTTTGGAGTCCGTGGGGGTGGTAAAACGACAGCGATGTTAAACATACTAGACATAGAGAAGGATATTATGCTTACTGGCGTAAACAAAGTATATTTTATAAGCCCCACGTGTGACTCTAAAGTTCAACACTTTATCGATAAATATCCTGACAACTTTTGTTATATTGATGAACTCAATGTGAAGAATTTAGACGATACATTGGCTAAAATAAAAGACGATGTCGAAAAATGGAAAGCGGAGATGGAGTTAATAGACTTACTTACCATATATCTCCACGATCCGAAAAAGATTGACGAGGGTGATATGCAGAAGTTAGAGAATTGTAATTTTCTAGAAAGTTACGACTTTGACAAAATCAACATGGAGCATCCGCCTATCTCCACGCTGTGTATAGATGATTCTATGGCTTCGCCCCTCATCTCATCGAGCAATTCGCGAAATGGTAAACACTTCTTGAAGTTCGCCCTCAAGCATCGCCACTCACCACATTATACAAATATCTTCATAATGTCACAGCATATCAAAACCATAAGTAAACCGCTTCGCGTGAATATGTCAATGATAATATTATTCCCATTTCGTGATCAGAATGTTCTTAAAACGATATTCGATGAGTATTCAGGGCTGTATGAACACAAGTTGCAGAATTTTCTAGACTTGATAGATGAAGTCGAGAAAAGAAAGGATCATTCATTTATCCTGATGTATCAAGATAATACGAAATTTATTAGAATCAATTTTGATGAGAATGTGACATTCGATTAACGCAACTATGGCGGTATTCATCTATCCAGTAACCCTCCCTAGTAAGAAGTTCTCTACGATTTTCACAAGGGAAAGTCTCTATTAAAAATATGCCGTAATTGCCTGTATTGAGTATTTCAGCGGAAGCGCAATTGTATTTCTTCAAACCTTCGCGAACACGTCTACATGCTGATTTGTGATCTCCAAGGCGACACCCTAGAGTATCTGTAGTAGAGCCTACATAAATACGTGCAGTTTCGAAACATACGATGCCGTAGATTTTGCCCTTTTTATAGGGAGGATTTATAGTTCTAGTATTCATATATATATTGCTAAATATTATATTCTAAGTTGTTTAACAATTAAATACTTAATTCATATTTTATTTTAATTAATTTAGAAAGAAAAAAATATATATATTATATATAAATACAACTATGGCAATTTCACCTGAACAACGAGCGATACTTATCGAGCGACTTAAGAAAGCCCAAGAGGCTAAACGAGTCAAAGCGGAGGCGAGGAAAGCGGCGGCTGCAGCAGTAGAAGCCACACCACCACCGCCTGCGCCCAAGCCCAAAGCAGAGCCTAAACCTAAAGCCCCAAAGGTAGAGAAACAAGAGAAGGGAGAGAATATTGAAAAAGAAATAGAAAAAGAAGAACCGCCTAAAGTAACACCGATCGTTCAAGAAATATATGCGAAAGAACAGAAGGGGACGTATGTAGGTATTCCTGATGCGGAGAATGAAATCATTGTCAAACCTACACCACCACCCAAATCGAAACCTATCGATATTCCTAAAGCCACAAAGGAAAAAGGATATATGAAATTGAAATTCTATAAAGAGCCGTCACAAAAAGTGTTGAAGCGCATTATGAGTATACACGATGAATCGAGTAGCGAAGAGGAGGAAGAGGAGCAAGCGCCGCCACAGCCTTCCCAAGCGGACGCTAAAAAAACGCATATGAAACAATTGGCGGATTACTATTTTAATTATTATTAACGAAAGTTATTAAAAAAGTATTTAGAAAAATTAAAATATAGTAATATATAAAACAAGAATGTTTATTGATGCAGAAGATAAAGAGAGTGTAGCGATGTTTGAATACCTATGCGAGACACGCCCTGATTGTGAACCCTATATGCTCGAACTTATGGTATGGGCGTATAAAAACAAACACGACGAATATGAAGCGATAATGGAGAAGTATAAAGATACAGAATCCTATATTGATTTAGACGTTTTGAAACACGCTGAAAATGCGCATGTGTCCGCATATATTCCTGAAGATCCTGAACATTTACCCTCGAAACTGGGTGAGGCTGATGCTGGTGGATATATGAATGGGTATGTTAAGATGCTGCAGAAGAAACAAGAACTGAATCCTGAATTTGATACAGAAATGACAATTGTGAATTAAGGAAAGGAATAATATATATAATAAATATGTAATTAAAATTAAATATATATTTATTAATATATAACAAAATGGGACTAGCAACTAACATTTCACGCGTAGGTCAGTTCGCGAAACAAGGTGACGAAATTTTAGGCTCTACTGGTCTAAAGGGTCACCCTGTAGGTGCGATGGTAGGCAAGGCTTTAAGAGCGACTTCTAGGGTCGCTCCATCATTATCTTTTTTGGTTTCCAAGAAAGATGATATAGTAAAAGAGGGCAAAGGATTAGTTAAGGCGTATAAGGAGAAAGATTTAGCAAAAGGATTAAGTTCCGTGGAAGCCTTAGCGAAGATTGGAAAAGAGGCTGCAGAAACAAAAGAGTATAAGAAGATGCCGAAAAAGGGGGCGATGAAAACACTCCCTGAAATGGCTTCCGCCGCCGCCCCTGTTTTCGAAGCCTATTAAGTTTGAAACACATTAATTATATTTAGCGAATGTTAATATAATTAATATTAAATAAATATAGATTTAAAATATAATCTATAAGTATATTATATAAACATAATGGCTCAACTCGCTTCCAGCATTCCTGATTCTCTCCGTTGGGGACTTTCTCAGTCCACCATTAGGACAAACAGATATAGGCTCGTTCCTCAGGGATCTCAGTCTGTCTCTGAAAACGGAACTATTCGTGTTCGTCTTCCTGAACGCTCTCTTGTTCGCCTTTCTAGTTTGTCTGCATACTTTAACTTTAACTTGACTGGAATCGCTACTGACGCTGTAAATTACAACAACGCCTTAGTCCCTTCTAGTTACAAGCCCTTCCGCAGCGTCCGCTTTCTTGTAAATGGTCAATCTGCTTCAGGACATTTAGCGCAAAATTACGATGTGATTTACGAGGCGCTGGTTCAGTCTTCTACTGACGACAGATGGGCTTTGTCTCGTCTTGCTCAGGGTTACAAGGAACTTATTGGCTTCAGCGATGACTCTTCTACTGGTCTCACCACCGCCACCACCGCGCAGAACAATCTCGTTATTGCCGCTGCAGGTGCTGCTACTAAAACTCAATACATGTATGCGGAGGACTTTTTAGGTCTGCCTCGCATAAATGGTAAGGGCGGACAGAACGGAGGAGTAATCGATACGTCACTTTTTGGTGTTGTTGAGGTTGAATTTATCTTGAATGATAATTCTATCCTTACCACTTGGGGCGCTACTGCTCTTGCTGTTGCTGCTTGTCAAAATATCCACTGGAATATGGATTCTTTCCGCTGTGAGGTCGATGTGATCTCCAGCGTATCCCCAGCTTACGTTGAGTTGATGGCGATGAAATTAAGCGATCCTGCTCCCATTAAGTGCGCATTCCAAAACTACGTGCAGACTATTTCCACGGCTACTGGAAATAACAGGCTTCAGGTAAATTCTCAATGCGTGGATATGATAATGGTTCTGCCGATGGCTTCCACTTGGAACACCCTTGTCCCC